TTGAGGTTCTCCTCGGTAAGATGGTCGAATACTTCAGGACGAACATTCTTTGTTAGATTCATGCACCGGACATAGTCGACCATTTCCTCAACGGTTTTATCTTTCGTTGAGATGTAAGACTTATGCCATTTTGATTCCCATTTTGAAATTGAGATGAGAGAATGCTCCAGTTGAACCGTAGCCCCTTTGCATCCGGGGACTTCCACAAATTCTTCTTTTATTTCATCCCAATACGATGCGGCCGGAGCATCCGGTATAACCAACTGGAGCACCTCATATCACCTCTTACTTAATCTCCAGAAGAGCAGAATTCAGGTTCGCGACCGGAGTCGTGTCCATCATGGCTTTCGCCGTTTCCTGCGCCCTGGCTACTTCTTCAGGATTGGCGTCACCCTTCGGCATAATACCGTTAACGAACGCCGAAGCAGCTTCAGTACTCGTCGCCAGCTGCATAAACAGCTCAGAATATGCTTCAGTCTGGGAAAACGCTTCACTCAATTCTTTGGACTTAATGAAACGCCGCCCATCCTGGGATTTCTCACCGTAAGATTTAAGGATGATTTCCTTGAACAGATCGATCAGACGCTTACGGTCCTGGGTCATGGCGATCTGCTGAATCAGTCGTTCCATGCCGCCGTAATTGCTCAGTTCCATTTCCGCAAGTTCAGCCTTGCTGAGGTTAAAGAAAAAGTCCTCGGTGCGCTCGACACCATCGTAATCAGTGTAAGTAATCGTCTTTTTCAGCATGGGTTATTTCCTCCTCCAAATATCTTGACATAAAATAAAAGAGGGAGTAGGGCGCGCTTTTACGTCCTACTCCCAAGTTGTTACGCTAAAACGCGATCAAGCGAAGCTACCGGTGGTCGCCCAGGTATAAACTTCATCCGGAGTGGGCAGCGTGGCCTGAGCATTCTCAGTGCCATACAGCTTGTCTTCCAGCGCCTGCAGCTTAGCAGTACCGTCTGCGGTCGCCAGCACCTTCTTGGTGTCGATGGTGATGCAAGAAACGGGCTTCAGCTTCGCGGCAACGGCCGCAGCGTTGGTGAACGCCACAGGATTGCTGGTATATTCCCAGCTGAAGGTGATCGCATCGGGAGAGTCGTTGATCGTCTCATACTGCCGATCGGAAGGAGAAGCAGTAGAGTTATAGATCAGATGGATCTTGTAACCATCGTCGATCTCGGAGTCAACGTCGTTGCCCTGTTCAGTCCGATAGCACAGACCAAAGGACTTCCGAGCCTGCTGACCGACGCTGATGCCAGCACCGATATTCTTGGAACCGTCACACTCAGCCCATTCATCCGGATAGGTGTAAGCTTCGATGGTGCCGCCGAAAGTCTCAGCCGCCCGCAGAGAAGCGTATTTGAGGTTGTCGGCCCACAGGTCATTCGCATCCGCACCGTCGGGAGACTCGGACACGCTGGTCAGACCGTTCCAGGCAACGCCGGACCCATAAACGGGCTTGTTGTTGGAATCGACGGACATGGGGTACAGAACTCCCCTGGACACACCGGCTTCATACCAGTGAGTACCAACGGCATCCCAAACAAGTTTCGCCATAATTTATTACCTCCAATAAGGATTCAGTTGGTTATTTATTACCCGCCTTAGCCGTTATTGACCGTCTCGAGAAGGCTGTCTATGGTTGAAACATTCCAGATCTCGAAAGGCCAATGACGCAGATTATCCGCCGTATATGGCTGCGCCGCTCTCGCACCCTTTAGACGGGCAATCTTTTTAGGCAGTATAGAATCAGGGTCCTGATCGATATAAGTGACCCTGTATCTATCGAAAAAGGTGTAAGGTTGATTGTCTGCATGTTCCGTAAGCATAGCCTGCGGTTCATACACAATACACGGATACTTCATCCGCAAAGTTGGCGGAGGCTGAAAATATACGTTCCTCGATCCCAGAAGGGAGCAAAGAACCTCATGAAGCTCGAGTCTCGTTACTCCCTTCATAGGACCAAAGCCTCCTTACCAGCGAGGACGGGGAGGGTAGGGGTAACCACCAGAATATCCGTCAGAATAGCTACGGTCATCGTAATAATGTCCGCTCATGCGGGGCATCATACGACCGCTCATCTGATTCCGGTCATACCCGTACTCTTCTGCTTCCTTCATCGCATCATAGGTAGCCTTGCTTTTCAGCGTATGATACAGAAGATCCAGCTTCTTAATATCATCGAGGCTCATTTCTGCAGCGCCGCCATTTTCGTATTTCTTTTCGATCAGCTTGACCTCTTCGCACATCTTGTGCTCGAGTAGCTCGTGCCGATTAAACTCACCCATTTTGATTCCTCCTTACGCTTCTCTCTTGACTTTCACGTTCAGATTGCGAACATCGATTGCCGGAGTCGTGGCCGGTGTCTCACCAACAGACGCATTTACTACAGCAACGTCGACATCGCTTCCGGCCGGAACATCAATGGTGGCTTCACCGCTAGCAGGCCAATAATCACCAACAGCAGCAGGAGTTGCAGCAGAAATTGTCAGCGGACGGACAAAACCGTTCACGCTGAGCGCAAGCTGAATCTCGCCAACAGTCGCTCCCTCAGAAAGCGCAATGTTTCCATTGAACCTGACGCTGTACTGAGCCCGGGCATTACAGCAAGGTTTACGCACAATACCTCGAAGAAGCAAATTCGGAGTCAGATTATCATGCACCACATTCTGGGGGCATTTGTTACAAGGACGAATGTTTTCTAGAATCGCAGCCTGGTTAGGCTGGAGTGTCTGAGCAGCTACATAACCGTATTCAGCAGCCATAATGTATCCCTCCAATCAAGTTCGTAAAACGAGCAAAGGGCTGCCCCAGCATTGAGACAGCCCTTAAATGATCACTTGAGATCAGGCAGCGCCGCAGCCGCAGCCACAGCCACAGCCGTACCCGTAGTTCTGGCCGCAGCAATTCGGATTCTGCACGACGTAGGCCGGGATCGGCGTGGGAGCCAGATACCGCTCAAGAGCGGCCGTCTGCGCTTCGTTGTTCGCCAGAATCTGAGCAGTCTGAGCACCCTGAGACGCAGCCAGCTGAGCCATCTGAAGCTGCTGACGCAGGTTCGCAATCTGCTCGTTCTTGGCGTCAATCTTGTCCTGGCACATGGTGTCGAGAATCTTCTGGGTAGAAGCATTGTTGGCTTCCAGAACATCCCGCAGCGCCATTGCAACAGCATTGCGATCTGCGCAAGCTTCAGTAGCAATAGTGTACTTCAGATCGGCAGTACCAAGTCTGTTTTCGCAGCAACAGTTCTGGAAAGCATTCTGCATGGAAAAATCCTGCTGCATCTGGGCAATCTGACGAGCGTTGGCAGCCGTCTCAGCATTCGCAAAACCGGAGGTAATCGCGCTCTGAATTCCGGAAAGCCCGTTCATCACAGCGCTGTGGTCAAACCCAGTCTGAACTTCGGAACCAAGTCCACCGTTACCACCAAAGCCGAATCCGCGACCGCCCCAACCGAACAGAAGCAAAATGATGATCCACCAAGCTCCATTTCCACCGAACATTCCATCGCCATAACCATTTCCGGCGGGAGCAACGGGCATATACATGTTCGTACCGTCAGTCATCTTACATGACCTCCGTTCATTTTGATTTATTCTCAAAGCCCGTCAAAGAGCCTTAAGCCGCCGTATCGAGCAAGAATTAACGTGCTTGGAATAGAGCGTATTCAATTTTTCGCTTTCCTTTGAAGGGCTTTGGAGTTGAAGTTTATCGACACTAAAAGTGTCAGAAAAATGGATTCAATGCACAGCGTCCCCTCTGACATCTCTGTGCTACATCGCCACCCCAATCATCCGCTAAGAGCGGAGGCGATGCCACCCATAAAGTATTATCTATATTCGACTGTTGCTTCTTCACTCGGATTTTATCAACCTAGGTCTGAGGCGATTTTTTCTCCTCGCACCTTACTGAACATTTAACCGTTATGCTAGATGGAGAGTTACTGAGTTATAGTGTTATTTAAATCATATCTTCATTTCCGGTCACTATAGCGAGTCTGTCATAATCCGCTGATAACAGCATGATCCGGCCAAGTGGAGTAACAACACGACCACCAATCATTCGAGCTATGAAGCACTTTGCTTTTTCTTTAAATGTTTTAGCCTTTACATAGCTTGAAATAAAATCCATGGGATTCCTCCTTGCCGACAGCTGACAAATCAATTTGCGGGTTGGATTCTAACCAACTCCTCACGATTTCAGGTCGTGCGGGCTTTCAACTGCTCCGGAAAACCTCATCGGAATCTTTACCCCACCGCATCACAATTATAGCACATTGGTGTACATTTGTGTTATTTATGCGTCTGCTTCAAATACGCCCGTGATTGTGTATGTGCCATGCCCAACGCCACCGGATGTGCCGGGAACAACGAATGAACCATCGACAATGGTTACGTCAGCAGATTCGTATCTGACGAAATGATACCCCGGCAAGGGTGTATTGCTGAGTGT